TTCCTAGAGTGTCTAGCCCTGCTTGCTGTTGAAGATCAATGTTAGCTGATTGTGAGTTAGCCATGTCATTGATTGATTGCGCCCTGCGGTCATACATTGGTTGTAGATCACCTGACATTCTGTCGTAAGCGCCAGATAGACCAGAATAGAGAGAGTTTAGATATTGTTCGTATTGATTGGGTTGGGGATTAGGATTTGGAGTGGGAGTTGGATTTGGAGTGGGAGTTGGATTTGGAGTGGAAGTTTTGGATATACTTGATGTTGAATCACCAAGAACTGACCCAGTTGGACTAGTAAAATTCCGATAAACGGGCATACTTACCCCAGGAATAACTGAAGGATTAGTTGTTGGACTAAGATTGGTAGGAGAAGGAGGTCCATAAACTGGTTTCTGTGTCCAGGTATTAACATTAGAATCTAAACTGTAAGACATATATTTTCCTCCACAAAAAAAGACCAGACTCCCCTTTTCGGTTCATCCAGTCTTACTAATACATTGTTAGTATTGACTAACTAGAATAAGTATATCACAAATGTCAATTTACAATACTCTTAATCCAATCCGCAAATAGGCGGATGTTTCCTTGTATAGTCCAGTTATCTTTGACATATTGGTAGGCACTCTCACCGACTTCTCTGCGCAACTGTTCTGACTCTATGAGTTGCTTAATAGACTCATACCACTCATCCTCTGTCTTAGCCAAAAATCCTCTACCTGGCTCGATTAGCTCCTGATATTGTCTGATTTTAGAATACACGCCAGGTACTTTCCCTGCGCTAAACTCAAGGTATTTAATTCCTGATTTACAGATTGTAGCCTCATCAAATGCTAGAGGGACAACTACAATATCTGTAATCGCACACATTTCAGGCCACAACTTGTCGATAAACTCATATACATCTGGCTTGCCCTGCATTTGCTTATATCTGCCACCGGCAATAGTCTGCCACTCTGGTATCCAGTTGCCTATGGTCATAAAGTCTACGTTGTCGTACTCTTTTAGAATCCGTTTCATTCCACCCATAAATCCGCCCTCGGTTAAGTCCTTCCAGTGGGTTGATGACCCTGCATGAAGTATGGTTATGCGGTCTTTTTTGACGGGCTTGATCTTTGTGTGGTCATAAGCGGTTAGATCAACATAATTGGGGATAACTTTGGTAAGTTCTCGGTCATAGTTTCGGTTACAATTTCTAATAATCTTATTTCTTAGCACCGAGTTTGTGGTCATTACCCACTTACAGTGATGAAAGATTGAGGTTAGGGTATAGAGTGCCTCCGTTCCTTTGTGATAGTTCTTGTATACGGGGTTATCTGGAGTGAGTTCAAACACGTTATCGTCAAGATCTAAAACAACTGCACACCCGTTTTTTTCTGCGCTGAAACCCATTGACACATACCCCCAAGGGGTATCAATATATGAGGCGACAATCACGTCCCAGTATTTAGTGATCTCATCCCAATTCTTTTGATCTTTAGTAAATGGGTCTTTTCTGATCTCTACCTCAAACTCTGTATCTGGGAGGTATTTACCTGGTAGGATTGTTCTGGCGTAGTCCACGCCTGATGTGGTTGATATATCATTCTTATTCGTCTTCATGTGTGTCTCAAGACAAAGCACTCTTATTTTACTTCCCTTCATTTTTTAACTCCCTTTCTATTTGGTCGTGTAGATTTTGTAGAAGACTAATAATCGTCACTAAAGTCATTTTAACCATAGAGAGAATTGACCTGTTACTTACTGCCATAGATGTTGTCTGCTTTGATAAGTAGCTGAATCCGCCGGTGCGGTAGCGTTACTCTTTTCGTAGGTAGGATCCATTACCGCCTTGTTAAATGCCCAGTGCATGTGTTCAACCATTTTAGGTTTCTTATCATCATCTCTAAAATCGGATAACATCTGATTACCAAGATCAATGACTGACTCTAGTTTAGTTGATTGGCATGATCGACATTTACTTATCATCTGTACTCCTCTATTGGGCAATTAGGGTCTTTTTTATGCCAGTATTCTAATCCCGCTTTTATGTTAGCTTCCCATTTGGGGTTTGGTCTGATACTAGACTTCTCTATAGAATTGGGAATGTCGTGTAATAACTCTCGTGATCCATGACAATCAGCAAATGCCCAAAAAGGACTTGTATATCCTGCGTCACCTATTCTCTGAGTATGTTCAACATGCTCCCATGCGTTATGAAAGTTTTCGTCAAGATAACCCACCTTCTCGATACACTCTCTAGTGTAGTAAGAGAACGCGCCTACACAGTTAGGATAATAGTCTACATTGTTATCTGTATACTTATATCCACCCTCATTAGCTGGACCGTGATGTGCGAAGTTTAGATGATGAAATCCTGCTTTTTTAGCAGAGTCTATGTATCTTTTGAATACTTCTGGAGATTTAACTAAAATATCATCCTCGATTAAGAAAAGGTGGTCACAACCCCGATCCATCATCTTTTTAAGGAGGAAATTCTTTGAGTAGGCACATCCCCTGTTTTTCCCTGAGCAAAACTCTATATCATGCTTATTAGTATCTCTGATTGTGTCGTAGTCGATAGAGTAAACTCCGTCCGACCCATCATCATAAGCAACAATATAATCAACATCTCTTTTGTTGTCAATTAAACTATTTACACACTGTGAAAAGAATTTTGGACGATTGTAAGTAAGCAAACCTACGCCGATCATTACCCTATTATATCATTGATACTGCCATTTGTTTTTGATGTACTCATTTATATCTTTAACATTATCCCATCTACCGTTTTTAGTCTCTCTAATTAGTTGTTCCCTCATTGATCTAACCATACCGTTCTCATTTAGGATTGAAGATATTGAGTTGTCTATGCTTATTCTTTCAGATCCTATCGCCTGTAACCTTCTTCGGTATAAGTATTCTAGATCTGCTTTTCTACCTGCATCTAACATAATTGGAGGGACGGTTTCCCATCCCCCCTCAATGTTAGTTAGATTTACTAACAATGACCCAATCGCTATTGAGAATCTTACTTGCGTAAGAGCCTGCCCAGGAAGCAAGGCCAAAGCGAGCAGCGGGGTTGCCACTGTCGGCTTTGTCGGTGACGATGTAGAGTTTGGGTTGGTCTGTTGCCAGATCAAAACAACCAATAGCATCGCGCCCGTGGAAGTAGTTGTGGTACATAGTAACATCACTACTAGACGCGGCACCGGATGAGCTATTGTAGTCAACGTTGTTTAAGAAACGAACGCCGTACAACTCACCCATCTCACCTTTATACAGATCTCCTACATCAGAGTAGGTCTTAGCATTGAGCCAAGCGGTACTCTTGACGAGTGAAGATTTGGTATAAGGATTGACTTTACCTAGGAAGTAACCACTGTCGTAGGCTTTAGCTTTATTGATTTCAAGCTGTTGCACGATAGCGCGAACTTCTGGCCCATCAAGAACATCGGAAGCGGCGACACTGGATGCAGTCTTGCCATTGGCAATTCTGACAGTTCCGTTTTCGAGTTCATTGCGGACGATGCGGTTCATGGTTTCACCCATGTTCTGCCCAAGGAGAGCAATCTTTTCGCGGTTGTTTACATCAATACTGGTAGTAGACAAGAATCGTGAGATCTTGTAGGTAGTACCGTATTCAGCTAACACAACACTAACATTAGCTGCACTGATAGGACAGATAGATGGGTTAACACCTTCTGACAAAGCAGTGGTTTCAATAGCCTGGGGAGTATAGCGGTTAAACCAGATGGTTTTACCTTCTCCTGTACTATGAGTGCGCATTTGAGCGCCTTCTTTGAGAACGAGGTCATACTCGGCACGAGCCAAAAAGACTTTGTCGTAGTATGTCTTCATCTCGCCGGTTAGACCGGTTGTGACTTCAGTCATATTATTCCTTTATGTGTCCAAACATCTAGGTCAATATACTTTGCCTAGCCTCTCTTCCATTTCTTTCAAGGATAAGTCCTCAAACTTCTTCTCACCTTTAGGGGTGGAGCTGGGGCGAAGAGCTGTTTCAGCGGCTTGTTTGGTTATAATTTCCTGCATTCCGCCAACTTGCTTGCTGATTGACCTTGTATAAGGTTTCATCAGACCATCAACAAACTTCTTGAGAGATTTAGTGGGATTAGCCTGTACATAAGCCAGTGCTGCACCCGTTACACTCTCAGAAAGATCAGGATCGTAGGAGTCATCATCAGGATTAAGTACAGAATATTCTTCCATTACTTTCTCCGCCTCAGAGTTTACACGGGCAACGTGTTGAGACTGTGCTAACTTAAGATCTGCAATAGCAGCGGCTTTAGCCAGTACGCTTTTCTCAAACTCAGTAGCATCTACCTGGCCACTATCATCTGTTTTAAGCGGTTGATTTAACTGTTCCCAGGTTTGCTGGGGTTGACGAGCTGTCGTTAGTTCTTCAATCTGCTTTTTAAGTGATGCGGCTTCGGCTTTTGCTGCCTTAGTTTCCTCATTCAACTCTCGGATGCGACTCTGCGCTCCCTTTTTGTCAATGTGCTTCTCGTCATCCTCTTTTGGTGCTGATTCCGTGACGGTTTCGACTTCCGTTTTTGGATCTTCAACCCCTAAATAAGACTCCTTGTTGCTTTCAGGTGACGACTCCTGTGTTACAACTTCCGTTTGTACGTCGGCATTGTCTGCCATATTGCGCTCCTTCCAGCGTTACATAACTCTTTTACGGGTGTTACGATCTCCCCGCTAGTTAATTACTAGATGGTGGAGTTGTACCTGCAACCTCACTATTTAGTAATCGACTTCTTTTGCATAATTGGCTGACCTTTGTCGTCAAATCCAACCAGAATATGATCCATTCCTACATACACTGCGTGTTGTAGCTCACATCCGTAGCATATTAGATAACATCCTCTTTGCCTCCACTCGTGATTACCCGGAGTGAAGGAGAATGCTGGCTTGTTAAAGTTCAGCTCCTCATTTAGCTCGTCGATCTTGCTCTCTGGCTCGATCTTTGGCTCGTTCGACTGATGCTCTGGCATTGTCGACATATGAGAGTATCCTATTGAGGACATCTTTTGTTACCTCCTTGACGGCTGTTTTACGACCAATATCCTCAAAAGACGCTCCATTAGCCATTGACGCTAGAACTGTAGCGTCTAGGTCGGCTACAATGGCTTCTACATACTTTTTAACGTGCTTCCACCCTGCGGTTTCCGACAAGAAGTGCAACTGCTCCTGGTCAGTCTCGCCTTTGGTCTTTTCTTCCTCGCCAAGTTGTTCAAACTCGGTAAAGAAGTTGGGTTTTATTCCATCCATTACATACCCTCCATGGGTATTTCTTGTGGTATCTGTTCGGGTTGAGCGGGGATCTGCCCCATCCCCTGCATTTGTTGTATGGCTTGAGCAAATTGATTATCCATAGCGCTCATTATTTGGGTTTTACCCTCTTCTTCGTTGCCTGTTTCGTTTGTGTCCTCAAGTATCTTGTCCCAGTCAGTAATACCCGATGCTGCGGTTATTCGTTTAATGAGTTCGCCTAGTTTGAAGTTGAGACCTTGACCCTTTACTGCCTCCATCATAGGACTCGTAACTCCTTGTGGTCCCATCTGCATCCCATTAGTCATGAGTTGGAGGAGAGTCATTAGGTTTTGTTGTTGCTGTGTCTGGTCGACTGCATAGGTAGATCCAGAGACTATTTCGTAGTCATAGAGGATTGATCCTGTCTTACTCTTATCAATCTTTAACTTGCCCGACTTCTCGTCATACATCTCGCTAACTTCTGGGTAGACCTTGGCTAATTCTTCAATCTCCTGGTCAAACATACGAATAGCAATACTTCCTACCTGTTTCTTTGACATTAGGTTTACAAACTTGCGAGATACCTCCTGCAAGAACTGCTCCATGTAGAAACGGTCTACGTTATCTCTAGCGTTCTCTCTACTTGCCTGCATCTTTAGAGCTTGTGGAGTCTTCCCAAATCCAGGGTCAACATTATCTGAGACTGAAGTATCGGATGTGCCAAACATGTTGAGAAGTGAGGCAGTTACTGTCTGGTAAACGTTGTTAAAAGTTTGTGTTCCTTGTGGGGATAACTGCATAACTTGAGCTGCATTACTTGGAGCGCCGTTAATTAACCACTTAGCAGCAGCTCCCCATTTGATTGATGATTGGTCTGCGATAGCGCCTTGATTGATTAAGGTTGGTGGGAAGATTGAAACTTTAACAGAGTCAAGATACATATTCCAAAGTGAATTGACTGTGTACTGCATGGATTTGCCGCGCTCATAGTCGCCTACGCCAAAGAAGTCGTTTAGATCGGGAATTGAGTATTTGATAACAACTGGTAGCTCACTGTTCTCTTGTGGGTTCTTGCGATCACGAATTACTAGATCTGCCGAGGTTACATAGTCAATCCAACGATCTTTCTCATACATTGAGAGGACTTCATAATATCCCTTACCCTTAGCTGGTTGCTCGGTAGTGTATTGTGCATCAACTCTAGGAGACTTATTCTCAGTTGATTGTTTATCACCAGACTTATTCCGTAGTTTAACAAGTACCTGGTCGATATTCTTAAATTCTTTATTTCCCTTTAGCCCCTCAAACCATGAGAGAGGTTGCCAGGTTCGAACAATACAATAGTCTGAGTCTTCAACACTGGTTGCTCCTACTTGTGGGAAGAAGTCGCGAATGGGGATCATCCACATATCAGGGCCAGCGTAGCCATTCTTGCGGACGTCCCAATCAATAAATACGGGGAAAGCGCCATACATGTTGGATTGTAGATCTACCATTCTAGCCTTGATTAGGAACTTAAATTGAGCATTGGCATTGGGGATGATGTATTTATCGTGAGTCAGGTTCATTAGTTTAGCGCTCCCCTGGTCGTTTTTGCTAATTGCCTTAACCTTGCCTACCTGTAGCTGTGCCATCACCCTAGCTGATCTATCCATTACCATTGTGGATAACTTATGATCAAACACCTGGGATTTCTTTATGGTTGAATTTTTATCGCGTAGTCGTCCGTAATGAATATCCTCGTACTCATCCCACAATTCGCGCTTAGTTGATAGATAATTCTCTGCTGTTTCTTTACGAGATTTGATTGTAACTGAGATAGGATCTTTTTCTTCTGTTTGTTTTTTCATAAACAAAAAACCCCAGACGTTTCCATCTGGAGCGGACAATATATTTTTGCAGGGCTCTCTATCTATTATCCCACCACTATACCAACTCTGTCAAATGTATACTTTTTGCGCTTACTTCGCACTATGTTTAATGTCTTTAGTAATGGTTTTCCTTCGCTTAATTGTACATTAACTGTAAGTTGACCATACTCAAGATCAACTACATTCTTTTCAACTATTGCGTGGAACTCTATATTCTCAGGTGCGAGGTTTATCACTTCCATAAGTCTCATACTCCATCGACACGAAGTCGACAATGTTTGATTTGTTAACTCTTAGGATAAAGGTAAACAGTCCATTCTTGCGCTTTAACATTTCAACTGCAATGTCTTTGTGAGCTTCGAGGTTGAACGGGCGTATTTCAAGATCGTATTTAATAGAAACCTCCTATGTCTTCGGTAGGCAACTTTATTTTCTTGTTCTGCTTATTATAACTCATTGCAAAATATCTAATCATATCCATTGCGTCATCATTTCTTTTTAGTGGGGCTTCTCTTTGGGCAGAGTTCTCATTTTTGTTTTGAACCCACCTATACTGCTCGAACTCATCGGCTACCCAAGTTAAATTCTTTGCTATCATTAGGGTTGGCTTTCCCGTATCTGGTCTTATTTTTAATAGTCCGGCCACGTCTGAAATTCCTTTGACAACTGAGTCTGCCCCTTTTTCTACTGGATTAAAGTTAATCCCCTTAATTGACAAGTCTTTTGTTATTTGTGGTTGCGCCGAGTCTGCCCATGCATTAGTGATATATTTATCAGAATCCTTTAACTTTATACTGTCTGCCAACTGATCTGTGTCTAGTTGATTGCGATACAGTCCGTCATATAGATAAATTGATGTATTATCTGGAGATACGGCGAAATAACCAAGTGCCGCATTGTGACCAAATCCATAGTCAAGAGTCCTAAATACTGTAAAGTTGTCGAGACTTGGGATATTAACCATGTGGACATCTCTGTTAAATGTCTTATAGACTAATCCAGTCATCTTTCTAAACTCGCCTAGTATTTCCTGGGCAAATGAGTCCTCATCCATCTCTTGTTTCATCGCCTCTATTTCCTCTTTGGGAATATATGGGTTGTCGTAACTTGTAAAGTGAAAATACTCCCAGTCTTGATCCGTTTTCTCTGCCATTTCCTTAAAGTGATTGAATCCATTGGGAGTAGAGATAAACCAACAGTGAGCCTTAGAATCTGCGAGAGTTGGACGCATAACTTTCCACACCTCGTCCCATTTAGCGATAAAAGCGCACTCATCAAAGATACAAAAATCTATTCTTACTCCACGAAGTTTATCTGGATCTTCTGATCCCTTTAGGTAGATTGTTGATCCGTTAGTTAAAGTTATTGATAATTCTGTCTCGTTTTTCTTTGATACTATCTCTGGTGGTATTAAGTCCATGAGCATTGACCACATGATACCCTTGGCTTGTTTATACGTCGGGGCAATATACCAGATTTGTTTGTTCTCATTATCTGTAGCAAACTGCAAAATGCGCAATGATGATACTGTTGATTTACCAGCTCTACGACCACAGTTAACTACCTTATACCTTGTGGGATTAAGTAGTACTGTCGTCTGCCACGGTGATAGTTTTATTTTCATTGGCAGTTTCAACTTGTACTAAACCTTTTAATATCTTTCCTTGTGAAGTTAGATCAGTATTTTTCTTCTTATAAAACTCATCCCTAACATGGTTTTCTAGCCACCATTTACCAGTTTCAGTATCACCTTTTTTTATCGCCCTCACAACCACCATTTTGGCTACAGCATCGGGATATTCTTGTGCATGAGCCATTTTGTCGCTAAATTCTTGATCTGCCTCTATCCTACGAAAGTATGTTGCTTTATTTATTTGTGCGGTACGACAAGCTTCCGTTATTGTTGATCCATCTTCAAAACACTGTACTAATTTTGCGACAACTTCATCGGTAATTACTGTCGGCCTGCCCACTGGTTGTGATTGACTCTTTGTCTCTGTTGATACACTCTGCGAATTGTCCTTTGATGTGGTAGATGTATTCTTTGGATCCGTCATATGAGTCCTTTATTTCGATTCTAGCGACTTCACCATTGATTATAGCACTTAATACGTCACCAAGCTCTAACGGGGCTTCTATGGCTACTGGAGAGGCTGTAACACGGATAAAATAAGAGTCAGTCATGGTCAGAACTTATCATTTTCATAAACCCTGTTTATTGCAGTCTTTAGATATGTTTGGTTTGATAAGTAGTCTTTTATGTTTACTCTTAAACTTCCGTTAAGGTAGTCTAGCATTATTTTTTGTGATTTTTCTTCTGGGTCTTCAAATCTAAATGCTACCCTCTTTCTATCATTTGGGAGTAACCATACTTTATCTAGTCTAAATTTATCTGTAAGCAATATAACTGCTTCTTTGAAATCGCTTGTTGTTACATATTCCATATTATCTCCCGTATTAAATAACTATTGTTCACATATAAAATAAGAGTCCATCTATTCCTTATTTGATTTGAGAGAGTTCTCCCTCCAGTATAGTAGTTAATTTAACTCCTAAAATCCCTAGCTTTTACTTTAGTAATTATTCTGTTTCCTCTTCTGTCTCGTAGTTCTACTAATGGTCTACAAACTAACCCTTCTGCCGCAAAGTCTCCCCACTGACTAATTAGTCCGTTCTTAACAAGTTCTACTGCCTTCGTGAGGCTTCCAGTACCAACTATGGGAACAACTTTAATACCAAAAGCTACAGCAATATCCTCAACGTTCTTTCGCTCTAGCCAGGTTTTTCCAACCTTCACATCAAATAAAACAAAATCAACATCGTCTTTCTTATAATTACCTCCGCCTTTTTGTATTTTTGCTCCGTATCCTTCGCCGTAGAAACAAACCGCCATACTTCCTGGCTCACTTTCGGGAGAGTTGAATTTCTCCTTGAATAGTAGTCTTTTTTCAGTAGTAGCGAACATTGACTCTAACTTTTGCATAAGAGGAACATACATTTGTGCGGAGTCAGTCTTTCCCCCAAAAGTTACATTAGCCCCATCCCACATTACGCGGATATTTGTACCATCAACCTTCTCAGTCCAAACCCATTCCAGGTCTTTCAGATATTCAAATTCTGGTTCTCCCCATTGTCCTTCAAATACAAATCTCATATTGCTGGGGTCTCTTTTATAGATTGTTGTTATTTTGTGATATTGGTTCATATCATTCCTCCAGTATTTTATTTAATCTCTCCCAATCCCTCGGCGGGTTTATTCTCTGGATGGTTGACTTCGTGTCTTAGTTTATAATCCTCAAACATTTCTAGACTACCAGCCCATCCCGTTGAGTATCCTTTCCCGCTTAGCTCTGCATCACACCAAGGGCAATTTCCTATTGTTTTGTATTTCATTTCAATATCCTTTCTAATCTCTCTCTTTGAGACAATCTTTTTTTATTCATATTTTCGGCTAGCTTTTGATAGTGTTCTTTACCATATTTTGCTTTAGTAGCGTTGCCACCTTTAGATCCGATTTTCTTTAGATATTCTTTGATGTTATCTGTGGTCATAAAGAAGTTGTCCCGTCAAAACCATTCCCAACCTTATTAAAGAATGATATTGACAATGTTTTGTGCGTAAATCCGTTCCCATTAGTTATAGATCCTCCAGTTGTCTTTTTTAGTAATATCCATTTATTCTCAAAATTATCGCAAATAACACATTTTCTTGGGTGTGGAGACTTGTCCCATTGGTGTATTCCTATAATGTGCAATATTTTCTCTAGCATATTAGGGTAGTATGGTTCTGGTGTTGCCATCCCCCATTTTCCATTTGGCATTTGTATTTGTGTAACTTCCATAAGTTAATCCTTCCAGTTATATGGGTAAATAATAATCATCCAGCACAAACTTAATGTAACCCCAAGCAAGTCGTCTCGTAACATTAAAAACCCAATAAATGGAGTCATTGCCACGAGCACCCTATCTCTTTTCATATTTTTACCTCTTTCTTGCTTATAAAATTGGTACGGATAAATGCTTTAATTTCTCTTTCTTGGTATGCGTCCAGATTTTTTATCCCGTTGACATACCCATTTGATTTTTCTGGAAAAAATTTATCATCAAACTCACTCTCCCAATCTTCACTAAATGTCTTTTTGGTCTTCTCTGCTAAATCTTTGAATTTATCCATATCAAAACTCTTAGTGGGCTTCTCGTCTATAGAGTCTAAGGGTGAATAGCCACACATCCCACACCCAAAGTCCCGTTCCTCGTTTTCAGCATTGAACTCATAACCACATTTTGGGCATTTCCCATATTTCTCTGTCGGCTTTGTAGAGTCTGATGGGGTTGTTTTATCACCAGATTCTCCTCCACTGGTTATACCATTTACCCCACCACCATTTCCTATTCGTAATTGTGGAGGAAGAATTTTGTCATTACCGCCAGTAGAGTCTGTTAGCTTATTAACCACATCAATCAATTCGTTTATCTTATTTCTCATCTCTCTGATTAGTTCGCGCTGACCGTAGGTAGTGGTTGATTGTTTGATGCTTATGCTTTTAGATAGTTTAGTAATCATATCATTTTGCTTTCTA